AGGCCGGGCAGCTGCCCGCCTATAAGATCTCGCCGAAGATCACGCGCTTCGACCGCGCGGACGTGGAGGAGTATCTCGCGTCGCGCTACGTCAAGGCCAAGGAGCTGCAGCGCAAGACCCGCGTCCGCCGCCCGAACGAGTTTCGCGGCGGGGTGAATAATTCCGGATACTATCCGGGGATGAAGGTGGTATAAGCATGAGCGAGAATTATATTCACATCAACGACATTGTCAGCTTCGACAGGGGCGACGGCCGCCGTGAAACGAGCGCCGAGTATCAGATCTCCATTCTGGGAATGAATCGTAAATCCGTTGTCGGCATTCTATCCAAGCTGCTGGAGCATATGGAGATCTCGCCGTTAGAGATCCTTTTGTACCGCGACAGCCACAACAGCAGCGACGACAGAGACACGGGCTTCAAGATCGTGCCGGAGCTTTTGGAGTTTATTGACGGGCTCGGCGCGGAGGAGGACGACAATCCCTCAGTCAGCGGCGAGGCCGCTGACAGCTCCCTTTGCACAAGGGAGCCTTTGGAGGACGAAGCATGAAGGACATAAAAAAAGCCCGCCGGTGCGGGAACACCGACGAGCTGCGTGATGTAAGACATCACGAGGACATCTCCTATTATCCACAAGCGAACACCAATTGTCAAGGGGGGTGGCGATAATGGCCGTTTTTCGGGTAGAAAAAAATCACAGCTATACGGTGATGGCCAATCACCACCTCCGCGACGAGCGGCTGAGCCTGAAATCCAAGGGGCTGCTCTCGCTGATCCTCAGTCTGCCGGACGACTGGCGCATTTCCATTGAGGGCATGACGCAGTTCTCCGCCGACGGCAAGGACGCGATCCGCAGCGCCATTCGGGAGCTGACGGACGCGGGCTACATCACCCGCGCCCAGACCCACAGCGAGGCCGGGACGTTTTCCGGATATGACTACATCGTGCACGAGACCCCTGCTGCGTCACCATCGTCGGGTTTTCCGACGATGGAAAAACCGACGACGGGAAACCCGACGACGGAAAATCCGACGCAACGAAATACTGATAGACTAAGTACTATACTACCCCCTATAGTCCCCCATGAGGGGGACGGCAATCCCTCAGTCAGCGGCGCGGCCGCTGACAGCTCCCTTTACACAAGGGAGCCTTTGGGCGGCGGAAACCCCTCCGTCAGCCTTGCGGCTGACACCTCCCCTGTTAGGGGAGGCAAGGAGGGAGAAACGGGGGAGGCTCAGAGCGGTGAGCCTCCGAAGCGGAAGCGCAGAGCCACGAAGAGCGCGCCTGACTATAGACCGGACACGTTTGCCCGGTTCTGGGCGGCTTATCCCAGAGGTGAGGATAAGCAAGGCGCGATCGCCGCGTGGGGCGAGCTCAAACCCGACGACGCGACGCTTCAGGCCATGAGCCGCGCACTTGTCCGACAGAAGGCGAGCGAGGAATGGCAGCGCGGCATCGGCATTCCCTACGCCGTGTGGTGGTTGCGCCGCCGCCGGTGGGAGGACGAGATCAAAGCACCGGCGCCGCCGCCGGAGAGTGCCGGAGGTGACCTTCCGGTATGGAACTGACCGCCTATTACGACGCGCAGCGCGCGCTCATCGGCGCGGCGCTGCTTGAGCCCAAAATCACCGGCGAGCTGGTGCAGGCCGTCCGCGAGGAGGACTTCAACGTTCCGGAGCTCCGGACGCTCTATGCAGCGCTGCGCGGTCTTTTCCTCTCGGGGCGGCCGGTCGATCCGGTGCTGCTGGTGGCGGAGACGTCCCCGGCCTTCGAGCCGACGGTGCGCGAGATACTGCGCGACACGCCGACGGCCGCCAACTGGCGGGCATACGCCAAGGTGCTGCGCGAGAGCGCGGCGCTGCGGGCGATGCAGGACATCGGCGCGCAGCTTGCCGGGGCCGTGGACGCCGCCGACGCGCGGCGGATTCTCGCCTCCGCGGAGCCGCTGATGCTCGATAGGCCGGGCGTGAAGACACAGCAGATCGGCGAGCTGCTCGCGGACTTCCTCCGACGCATGGAGGATAAGACGCCGCCGAATTATCTCAAGTGGGGCATCCGGCAGCTCGACGAGGTGCTCACCGCCGAGCCGGGGGACTTCATCGTGCTCGGCGCGGACAGCAGCGTGGGCAAGACGGCGCTCGCCGTGCAGCTTGCCTGGAACATGGCGAGCCGCGGGCGGCGCGTCGGGTTCTTCTCTCTGGAAACTTCCGCGCGGAAGCTCGCCGACCGCGTCGTCGCCCAAAGGGCGCGCGTCGAGCTCTCCAAGATCAAGCACAAGGAGCTGACCGAGCACGATTTCGGCGACGTTGCCGCCGTCGGCGGCGCGACGGGGCGCATGTGCTTCGGCATCACCGAGGCCGCGGGCTTCGGCGTGCCCGAGCTCCGGGCCGTGACGCTCGCCAACCGGTACGACGTGATCTTCATCGACTATGTGCAGCTGCTCCGCGCCGAGGGCCGGGAGCGCTGGGAGATCGTCACAAAGATTTCCATGGAGCTGCACACCATGGCGCAGCAGCTCGGCGTGGCGGTGATCGCGCTTTCCCAGCTCACGCCGCCGGACAAGACGAAGGGCGCGCGCCGCGCGCCGAGCCGGGACGATCTGCGCGAAAGCCGGCAGCTCAAGCAGGACGCGGACGTTATCCTGCTCATGTCGCTTGACGATCCGGAGGAGAACGACGGTCTCCGCTGGCTCGCCGTGGCGAAGAACAAGGACGGCCCTCTCGGGCGGATCTGTCTCAAATTTGACGCCGCGCACATGGAGTTCACGGCGACCGACTCCCGCGCCTGGCACCGGCGGGCGGAGCCGAAACCCTACGAGCCGAAGCTCACGCCGGTGGACGACAATGTGCAGGAGGTGTTCCCGCTTTGACCGTGGGCGATATCGTCTGGAAGCGGCCCGAGTTCGGCGCTGCGAAAGGGCAGCAGAGCGTGCCGCCGCAGGAGGCGCGCGTCGTATACATCCATCCGCAGCGGCGGTTTTATTCCGTTGAGTTCACGTTTACCCGAGGCGGCGTGACGCGCTCCTTCCGGCAGGCTTACCCTCTGCGGAACCGCATCACCGCCTCGACCGGCGACGTGAAGCCCGAGACGCTGAGCGAAAAGCCGAAGCATCCGCGCGGCGCGGTCGATCAGATCTCGAAGCCAGTGGAGCAGGGGGCGTATTTTCCGGTGAAGAGGCAGAGGCGAAGGAGGTAGGTTACACTATGCGCTGCAAAAAAAGCGACTGCTTCTCCTGCCCGTATCCTGACTGCATCAATGATTATGTCAAGCCGATTCAAAAACCGTCTGCCGAATCAGCACGACGGCAAATTGAAAAGCGTTCCGCGCTTATCGCCGAACGGCGCGCTTCTGGCGCTTGCACGTCCTGTGGCGGAAAACTCACCGATACACGTTTCCGAATGTGCGCGGCATGCCGGGAAAAAGCGCGCCGGTACAAAGAGCAGGAATTACGCAAAAAAGGGGTTAAGCCAAAAGAACTGCTTGACGGGATAACGCTTTGCAAGAAATGCGGAAAGTTCCCACCCAAAGAGCCGTTTAGTGTCTGCGAGAGATGCTATGCAAGCTGTATGGAACACCTGGCAAAAACGCCGACGCATAACGGGAAGAAGCCCGGCACATATTTCGCAAGATTCAACGAGATTTTTTATGCAAACCAAAAGCAAGCAGCGCGTCCGTGACTTCGGTGAAGTGTTTACCGCCGAGCGCGAAGTAAAGGCCATGTGTGATCTCATCCCCGAATGGCGTGGGAATGTTCTTGAACCGGCGTGCGGAACGGGAAATTTTCTTGTCGAAATTCTGCGCCGCAAGCTATACGCTGGGATGACGCAGAGGGAAGCAGCGGCGACTATGTTCGGCATCGACATTCAGCCGGACAACGTTCGTGAGACCATAGAACGTCTTTGTGCCATCGCTCCGGAAGGGCGTGCAGAATTTGAAAAGAACATCGTGCAGGGCGATTTTCTGCACCCGAACGGCATTTGGTTTCTCGAAGAGTACGCCGAGAAATTTGAGCTTATGCAACAGCACAAAAACAGAAATCGCAAAAAATAAAAACAGGAGGACATCATGAGGACAATCGCAATTATCAATCTCAAGGGCGGCACGGCAAAGACGACCACGACGGTCAACCTTGCCGCCGAGCTGCGGCACCGCGGGAAACGTGTGCTCTGCATCGACGCTGATCCGCAGCACAATCTGACCGACTTTCTCGGCGCGGACACCGACAGCCCGACGATCTCCGACCTTTTGGCCTCGAGGTGCATCATTGCAGAGGATCTTGTGCAGAAGCTGCCAGGCGGCCTCGGCATCGTGCCGAGCGATCTCTCGCTCTGCGAGATCGACATCGAGGCCATCCAGAAGGGCATCTCCCTGCGGACGGTGCGCGATCTCTGCGAAAATCTGGCGTATGACTACGACGTGTGCCTGATCGACTGCCCGCCGAGCTTCACGGCGGCGAGCATCGCCGCTCTGGTGGCGGCGGACGAGGTGATCCTGCCGGTAACGGTGGACGCCTTCGCCATCGGCGGGGCGCAGGAGATCGTGCAGCAGGTCGAAAATCTTGCCACGGTCAATCCGGCGCTGCGTGTGCGCGGGGTGCTCGTGACCATGTGGCAGCGCACGAGCGTTTGCATGCAGGGTGAGGACGCGGTGCGGCGGCTCGACTTGCCGGTGCTGCACACCGTCATCCGTCGGTCCTGCAAGGTGCAGGAGGCGACGTTTGCCCGGCAGCCGCTGCGGCAGTACGCGCCGCGCGCCGCCGCAGCGCTGGACTACGAGTGCTTGTGCTGCGAGCTTCTCGCCGATTGGGGGGAGTGTCGTGGCTAAGAAATTCAACCTTGCCGCGCTCGTGCCGGAGATGGAGGCGGTGTCCAATTCGGACTCGCCGCGGATCACGATGATCCCCATCACCGAGCTGCGGCCGAACGGCGGCAACTTTTACGACACATCCAATTTTGAGGACCTCGCCGACAGCATTGAGCTCAACGGCCTGCTCGAGCCGCTGTGCGTGTTCCGGCGCGGGCAGGGCACGGGACACTATGTCATTTTCTCCGGGCACCGGCGCTACAAGGCGCTGCGGCTGCTCTATGAAAAGAGCGGCTTTGAAAAGTGGACGGAGGTGCCGTGCATCGTCTTCCCCGATCCGCATGACGCCAACCGCGAGACGGTGATGCTCATCCACGCGAACAGCACGGGGCGCGTCCTGTCCAACTGGGAGAAGGCCCAGCAGGCGCGGCGGCTCAAGGAGGCGCTCGTCGCCATGCGCGAGGGCGGCGCGGAGCTGCCGGGCAGAATCCGCGATCTTGTCGCCGAGGAGATGCAGATGAGCGCGAGCAAGCTCGCGCGGCTGGAGGCGATCGGGAATAATCTCACTTACCCAGCATGGGCAAAGCTGTGGAAGGAAGGCAAGCTCAACGAGAGCGTGGCCTACCGGCTGAGCATGCTTGATTGGGAAGATCAGCATGTCGTCTGGCTCTGGCTCGGCGAAAACCGGCCGGAGACTTCTGCCGGGAAACTCACGCTCAAGGACGTGGAGGCTGCCATTAACCCCGAGCCGGAGGAGGACGAAGAAGCCGATGTGTCCGAATTGGACACAAGCGAAGAGACAATCCCTCAGCCGCCTGCGGCGGCAGCTCCCTTTACACAAGGGAGCCTTGCGTGGCGGCGCTGCCTTGTCGATGAGCCGGAGGAGGGACAGCTTGTGCTTGTCGTCGATCCGGACATCGCCTCCATGCCGGACGTGTGCGCTTATCTCGGCGGGCAGTTCGTCGACGGTCTTGGGCGCGGCGACGCGATGGAGGTCAAGAGCTTCTGGCTCTGGCTGCCGCTGCCGCCGTTTCCTTGGGAGGTGAAGGAAGAATGAGAAAACCGTATGATCCGTTTCTGCGGGTGCTCGTCAAGCGGCCGGGGCTGCCGCTGCGGGCCGAGGTCGTGGAGAACACGCTCCGGTCGATGCAGGAGCTTGTCGACGGGCCGATCGAATGCGTCACGGTCACGGAGGATCTTGCCATTGTGTGCAACGAGGAGGGCCGGATCCGCGGCCTTTCGCCGAGCGCCTCGATCCTCCGGATGCAGTTCGTCGGGCCGGTCGCGTTCGTCGGCGTGCGCGGTGAGGAGTTCATGAGCATCACCCGCAAGGGCGAGCGGCTCGTCCGCCAGATCGTCAGGGAGGCGGAGGTGTGAGTAAACAGGAAACGAAATTTGAATTCTGCACCCATGAACAGCACGGCGGCGTATGCAAACTGACGGAAGAATATTGCAGTCTCGGCCCTTGTCCGAGCGAAGATATCGAAGAGTTTGTGCCTGTGCGGCATGGGCGGTGGGAAGAAGCAGATTGGATTGAGCCAGATGATAGAGGCTTTGAACTCATCAGAACGCCAAAGGCGGCTTGGAGATGCATCGAGTGCCGTAATTGCTTCAAGAAAGAACTGCTTTGGAAGAATAACTACTGCCCGCACTGCGGCGCAATAATGGACGGTGCGGAATGAGCAGCAAATCGAAGAACAACACGCGCCGCCAGAGCGCGACGCAGCTCGGCAACCGGCATCTTATCGTGTTTCTCTGGGCGATGTGCTCGGTGCTGCATCCCACGCCGCCGCAGATCAAGGCCGTGCGCGACGAGATCCACAGCGTGCTGGAGAGTCTGCGCGCCGGGCGGCTGCGCGAGAGCGACATCGTCTCCGCGCTCGCCGAGGAGGAAAACATCCTCACCGACTGGGCGCGGCGGGACAGAACATAAATATCAGGAGGACAAAACCATGAAAGAAACCAACATCGGAAAGTACGTCATTGTACGCGGAGACCGCTCCGGCGTGTTCGCTGGAACCCTCGCTGCCAGAGATGGGCGCGAAGTCCAGCTCACCGACTGCCGCAGAATTTGGTATTGGGAGGGCGCCTCAAGCATTTCCCAGCTTGCCAACGACGGGACGAGCGAGCCGGGTAGGTGTAAGTTCCCGGCGCCGGTGAAGGAGATCACGATCCTCGACGCAATCGAGATCATCCCCTGCACGGAAAAGGCCGAAGCGAGCATCAAGGCGGTGCGCGAATGGAAGTGCTGACGCGGGAGGCTTTTCTCCACACGGATTTCGATGGCTCCGGCTCCGGCGACGGCTATGGCGATGGCGGCGGCAACGGCTCCGGCTACGGCTCCGGCTACGGCTCTGGCGACGGCTCCGGCGACAGCTACGGCTCCGGCTCCGGCGACGGCTATGGCGACGGCTATGGCTTAGGCAACGACTCCGGCTACGGCGCCGGCGGCGGCAACGGCTACGGCACCGGCTACGGCACCGGCTACGGCTACGGCATCGTCATCGGCGCGCACTGCGGCCCCGGCTTAAAATCCATTAACGGTCAGCCGGTCGATATGATCGACGACGTACCGACGATTCTCACCAGCATCATCGGCAACGCGGCGAAGGGCTTTATTGTTCGGCACGATTTTTCGCTTGCCCCGACTTTTGTGTGCAAGCAGGGCAATACGTTCGCCCACGGCGAGACGCTGCATAAGGCGCGGGAGGCGCTGCTCGAAAAGCTCTTTGACGATATGACGACGGATGAGCGCATCGCGGCGTTCTGCAAAGAGTTCAAGCCCGGCCTCAAACGCCCGGCGACGGATTTCTTTTCGTGGCATCACCGCCTTACCGGAAGCTGCGAGCAAGGGCGGCGGGAGTTCGCCCGGCAGCATGACGTTGACATCGACAGCGATGAGATGACGCCCGAAGAGTTCTTCGCTCTGACGCGCGATTCCTACGGCGGCAGAATCATCCGACAGACGGAGGAGGTGTTCAAAGCCAATGCCGAAAGCGATTGAGGACTTCATCGACGGCGAGACCTTCCGCGCGATCAAGGGGCTGTCGCTGCCCGCGATGAACAGCTACCTTTACACAATCTACTCGGCGGGCTACGCCGCCGGACTCAGCGACGCCGGGGGCGAAAAGCTGCGCGGGGCCGTGCAGGAGATCACCGGCCAGATCGAGGAGATTCTCAAAAACAGAAAAGAGAAGGACGCGCTGTGAGCGCGTCCTTTCCATACACGGGGCGGCGAGCCGCGCGTCGGGTTTCCTTTCCTCTGCCGTTTCGCTCGCGGCAGACTCCTCTTGCCCGACTGAAGGCCGTGCAACTCGGCCTCGCCCTGCTCCCTTTTGGAGGTGATTGTTATTCCAAAAACACAACGATTGACGCAGATCCGCGCCGGGCGGATGGTGCGCGCCGTGCTCTACACCCAGCCAATGGCCGCCGATGCGCCGACGCAGCGCGCGGCAAAGAGCCGCGTCTCCAGCGCCGCGCGGACGAAGCTCAACCAGCGCGCCATGTGGCAGAAGTGCGAGGCGATCATGGCCGCGAACTTCGACCGGCACGACCTCTGGGTGACGCTCACTTACCGCGACGCGGATCTTCCGCACAGCCGCGAGCAGGCCGTGCGCTGCCTCGCCTGGTTCATCGACGAGCTGCGGCGCGTCCGCCGCGAGGACGGCGAGGAGGTGCGGTACATAAAAAACGTTGAGCACCTCACCGACGAGGGTGAGCCGGGCCGCTGGCATCACCACCTGGTCCTCAATTCGACCGGCGAGGACGTCGAGACAATCCGCTCGCTCTGGTCGCGGTTCGGCGACAACGTCGAGATCGTGGGGCTGCTCGACGGCACGGACTACGAGGCCCGCGCGCGGTATCTCTGCAAAGAGCGCCAGCCGGCGGGCAAGCAGGGCTTTGTGCCGAGCCGCGGGTTAATGCGGCCGGAGCGCACGAGCGAGCTTGTGGACGACGCGCTCACGCTCTCCGCGCCGCCGGGCGCGGTCGTGCTTGACGTCGAGCAGAAGGATAACGCATGGGGCCGCTATTGTTATATAAAGTATCTGTTGCCCTATAAGCCGCCGCGGCGAAAGCCGAAGCGACCGACCAAATCCAAACAAGGCCGTTTCTTTTCTGACTTGGGGCAGTGTATATCTTTAAACAGGAGGGAATAAAAATGCTTGAAAATGCTGGACAAAACGGCGCAAGACGTGATATACTTCGTGTAGCAGGAGATCGGCTCGTGTGTCCGATCTGCGGCAGGCCGACGCAGCAGCGTGTGCTGCCGACGACGCGGCTGACCGCGTTTCCGCTGTTCTGTAAACATTGCCGCCTGACGACGGTGGCCGAATATGCGCCCGAGCCTGAGAGCCAGAGCCATTGATTCCCGAAACGTTTCGGTGATCGTGGCTCTGGCTTTTTGTATTTCTGCCCATGTTTGACTACTCGAGAGCAAATAAGCGCTGGCGGCATCTCCGCCAGCAGGCGCTGCGGCGCGACGGCTTCCGCTGCCAGGACGCCGCGCGGTACGGCCGCACGGTCGAGGCCGTGACGGTCCACCACATCTGGCCCGCGGAGGATTTTCCGGAGTTTGCGTACTGCCTGTGGAATCTCGTGAGCCTCTCCGCCGCGGCGCACGACAGCATGCACGACCGCGCCACGCGGCGTTTGACGCCGAAGGGCGAGGCGCTCCGTCGAAAAACGATCCCCCCCTCCCAAAATTGAGCCGCCGTGGGCCGCTTACAGCTGGGCGCGGGGCTCCGCGCACACACGGCGGAAAAATTTTCGGAGTGAAAAAAACGCAAAGGGCAACCCAAAAACGCGCCCGCGCGCCCGGCCGGGCCGTGGGCGGGAAACCGCGCGCGATCGCCGCGCGCATTGGAGGCCAACATGAACATGACCACACGGCTGGAGCTCCGGCCGATTGAATCTCTCAAGCCTTACGCCAAAAATGCCCGCACGCATTCCCCTGCGCAAATTAAACAGCTGCGCAAATCGCTTCAGGAATTTGGCTTCGTGTCGCCGGTTCTCATCACCGCCGCCGGTGATGTGATCGCCGGTCATGGGCGCATCGAAGCGGCTCGCGCAGAAGGGATTTTGGAGATCCCGTGCGTGCTTGTCGAGCACCTGACCGACGACCAGCGCCGCGCCTACATTCTCGCGGACAACCGGCTCGCTGAGGCTTCCGGCTGGGATGAGGATCTTGTAAGCTCAGAGCTGCTCGCGCTGCGAGATGCAGGGCTGTCTATTGAGCTAACAGGCTTTGACGCTTCGGCCATCAAGTTGGACGGCGGAAACTTTTCCGGGCTTCTGGAAGGCGAAAGAACAAAAGAGTACGACGCGTTCGTCGACAAGTTCAAGCCAAAACTGACGACGGACGATTGCTACACCCCGGCCAATGTCTACAACGCTCTTCTGGCGTGGGCGCTTCCGCGTTACCAAATCGAAGCCGCGCCGATCGTCCGGCCGTTTTATCCCGGCGGCGATTATCAAAAATTCACATACCCGGACGGCTGCGTTGTCATCGATAACCCGCCGTTTTCGCTCCTGAGCGAAATTTGCCGATGGTACAGCGAACGCGGCATCCGGTTTCTCCTTTTCGCTCCACATTTAACCCTTTTTTCTACGGCATCGGGCGAGATGAATTACCTACCTCTCGGAATCGGTTTAACATTCGAGAACGGCGCGAACATATCCATTGGTTTTGTGACTAATATGGGCAATCTCCGCATTGAGGCTTCGCCGGAGTTGTATGCCGCGATCAAAGCCGCGGAGGATTCAAACCGCGCAGCGGAGACTACAGAGCTCCCGAACTACGAATATCCCCCGGAGCTTGTCACGTCTTCGATGTTTGCGCCGCTTCTTCGCAACGGCTTTGGTTTCTCCGTTCCTCGGAACGCGTGCTCCTTCACCCGCGCGCTTGATGCGCAGCGCGAAGCGGGTAAAGCGATCTTCGGTTCTGGGATGCTGATCTCTGAGAAAGCCGCCGCCGAGAAAGCCGCCGCCGAGAAAGCCGCCGCCGAGAAAGCCGCCGCCGAGAAATGGCAGCTGTCGGAACGAGAACGTGAAATCGTGCGAGGGCTTGCCAATGCTTAACACTCCAGACTATTTGCCGGACGGCCTTCGCGCCGCCTTCTCTCGATATGTCAATCTTCTCGGTGCGGCAGTCTCGCCGGGAGACGAAGACACCGTCGCCAAGCTCGTGCTTGCTGAAAACGAGTTTCTACGAATCACAAATCACGTCACCCGTTCGATCAATGAAGGCGAAGCCAGTGAGGCAGCGACGTGGATCGGGGCGCAGGACAAGTTGACAAAGCAGATCCTTGTGCTGCGTGACTGCCTTGGGCTAACACCACAGAGCCGCCGATCCCGCGGTCTGCCCGCCCCGAAAGGATGAGGTAATTGACCCGCGAACAGGTCTACGCCGAGCAGCTCCGCTCCCTCGGCGTTTATCAGCCGGCTTTTGAGCCGGAGATCAAAACTCTTGCGGAGCTGGAGCGCGACCTCCAGCGCGCGAAAAAGGCGTGGCGCGCGACCGCACCGGCGGGCGTGCCGCCGTCGCCGCTCGATCCGCACTACACCGTCATCACCAACCTGCGCCGCGAGATCCTCGCGCACCGCGACGCGCTCGGCCTTACGCCGAAAGCGCTGCGCCGCCTCCGCGAGCGCGGCACCGGCGACGCGCCGGACGAGCGGAGCGCGATCGTCGCCCGTCTGGACGCCATCGCCGAGCGCGTCAGCGGCTACGACGTCGCCGAAGCCAACACCAAATAAGCGCCAGAGCCTGAGAGCCCGAGCCTTTTCCCTGTCCACCCGACAGGGCGAAGGCTCGGGCTCTTTTGCTTTTCCCGGAAAGGAGCTGAGAGCGTGTCCAATTTGGACACCGTATTTGACCGCCACCCCCGCGCGCCGCGCTCTCCGCACATGGCGGAGGTGCTCGCCTACGCCGAGCAGACCGCCGCGGACGAGGGCATCTGCGATCTGACGCGGCTGACCTGCCGCCGCTTTCTCGACGATCTCGACAGCGGCCGCTGGATCTTCCGCGCGGCGCTGCCGGAGTTCTGCGTGGAGATCATGACCGGCCTTTTCGCGTTCTCCCAGGGCGAGCGGATGGACGGCACGCCCCTGCGCGGCTCGCCGCTTGAGCTCATGCCCTGGCAGCTGCTCTGCACGTTCGCCATCTGCGGCTTTTACCATCCGGAGACCGGCATCCGCCGGTTCACCGAGGCCGGCGTATTCGCCCCGCGAAAGACGGTCAAAACCACCTGGGCGGAAGCGCTGCAGTTCGCCCTTGCCCTCTGGCATCGGCGCAGCGGCGCGAAGTGTAAGACCGTTGCCGGCTCGCTCAAGCAGGGCATGGAGGGCTTTGACTGGCTGGTCTACAACCTCAAGCGGCTAGGCCTCGTGGCCGAGAACAACCCGCCGGACAAGCTTCGGCTGATCGACTCGTCGCTCGGCCACAGCGTGGAGGGCGAGATCTGGGGCGGCCACATCGACCTTGAGACCCTCGCATTTAAGCCTGAGCTCTTCGACTCGTTCAACGCGGCGTTCGTCCACCTCGACGAGCTGGAGCTCTACAAAGACCCCCGCGCCTACACCCGCTTGCGCGACGCCTCGAAGGGCTACACCAACAAACTCATTCTCACCACGTTCACCGCGGGCGACGACGGCGTCAGCTTCGCCGCCCAGCACCGCGATTACATGGAAAAGATCCTCCGCGGCGTGATCACCGGCCCGGACGCCGACCGTATGTTCTGCTTCATGGCCGAGGCCCCGCGCTCGCCGGACGGCGAGGTGGACTTCACCTCTCCGGCCGTTCACCGCGCGGCAAACCCCTCTTACGGCGTGACCATCCGGCCGGACGACATGCTCGCCGCCGCCTTACAGGCCGAGCACAACCCGACGCTGCGCAAGGAGTTCCTGACACGCTCGCTCAACGTGTTCGTGTCGAGCTTTAAGGCGTGGTTCGACGTCGAAGAATTCCGCCGCAGCGATCTCCGGTACGATCTCACCCCAGCCGAGGCCGCGAAGCTCATCAAGGCCGCTTATGGCGGCGCGGATCTCTCCAAGCTCCACGACCTCACCGCCGCGGCGCTCGTCGGCGAGATCCCCGCAAAGCTCCTCGCCACGGAGGACTGGACGCCGCCGGAGGACGTGCTTTGCATCCTTCCGCACTGCTGGTTTCCCATTACCGCCGCGGCAGAAAAGGCCGACCAGGACAACATCCCCCTGTTCGGCTGGCAAAAGGACGGCTGGCTCGACATGCCGAACGAGCCGAGCATGGACCCGACCGAACCGGTCAAGCAGTTCCTCGCCTGGAAGGCGGCGGGCTGGAAGATTCGCAAGATCGGGCACGATCGCAAATTCGCCCGCGCCTACTACACCGCCATGAAAAAGGCGGGCTTCTCCGTTGTGGACCAGCCGCAGCTCTATCTACAGAAGAGCGAGGGCTTCCGTTATATCGAGCACAAAGCCAAGATCGGCTGCCTCTGCTATTTCCACGCCGAGCCGTTTGAGTACTGCGTCTCGAACGTCCGCGCGCAGGAGAAGGTGGACGACGCCGTGCAGTACGAGAAGATCTCCCCGACCAGCCGCATCGACGTGTTCGACGCCGCCGTGTTCGCAACCATCCGGATGCTGATCGACACGGACAAGAGCGCCGCCGCCGCGCGCTGGTTTGGGAGCTCAAAGAAAGGGGCTGATTGAATCGGGCATCTTTACCCGCCGCAATAAGGCGGCAACGCAGACGCGCAGCGTGGCTATCGGGCTGCTGCCCACGTCGCCGGGCGTGATCTGCCCGGCCGGATACCACGCGATGATCGACGCGCCGGAGGTGGCCGCGGCCATCTGGCGCATTGCCGACATGATCGGCAGCATGACCATCCACCTCATGCAGAATACCGACAAGGGCGACGTCCGCGTCCGCAACGCGCTGGCGCGAAAGGTTGACATTGATCCCTTTTCGCTCACGACGCGGCAGACGTGGATCAACTGGATCGTGCAGCAGATGCTCCTCGAGGGCAACGCCTTTGTCCTGCCGACCACGCCCGGCGGGATCCTCACGGATCTCGTCCCCATGCCACAGGCCGTCGCGCAACTTCGGCCGGACGGCAATCCCTACGAGATCGTGCAGAACGGCACGGCCTTCCGCCCGGACGAGGTGCTGCACTTCCGGCTGCGGCCGGATGTGCGGAAACCGTGGCTTGGCAGCTCGCCGCGCGTGCAACTCTCCGCCGTGGTGGACAGCATCATGGCCGCGCAGACGACGAAGACCGCGATGATGTCCAGCGAATACAAACCCCCGATCATCATCTCGGTCAACGCCGACGCCAACCTCGCCGATGAGGAGCTTCGCACGGAGTTCCTCGAAAAATTCTGGAAGCGGACGAATTCTGACGAGCCGGTCGTGCTCCCGGCGGACGTGATGAGCGTGAACAGTGTCAAGCCTCTCTCGCTCTCCGACCTCGCCATCAAGGACGGCGTCGAGCTCGACCGCCGCAGCGTCGGCGCGATTTTCGGCGTGCCGGGCTTCCTGCTCGGGGTCGGCAGCTTCAACCGTGAGGAGTTCAACGTGTTCGTTTCCACGGTGCTGCGCCCGCTGGCGCAGGTGATCGAGCAGGAGCTCACGAAAAAGCTGCTCTACGCAAGTGACCTCTACTTCCGCTTTAACTCCCGCAGCCTCTACGCCTACGATCTCAAGGATCTCGCGGACATCGGCGACGCGCAGTACATCCGAGGGCTGATGACCGGCAACGAGGTGCGCGACTGGATCGGCCTCTCCCCGCGGGAAGGGCTCGACGAGCTCGTGATGCTGGAGAACTACATCCCCGCCGACCGGATCGGCGATCAAGCAAAACTGACAGGAGGCGATGACAATGCCGACGAAACCTGACCGGCAGGCGCGGCAAATTCGCAGCATTCCGGGCTCGTTCCAGACCCGGACGCTCGAAAGCGGCGAGCCGGTGATCGAAGGTTATTTCGCCGTGTTTAATTCCGACTATTTCCTCTGGCCCGGCGCGACGGAGCGCGTCGCCCCCGGCGCCTTCGCGGACGAGCTTCACGCCGACGTCCGCGCCCTGTGCGACCACGACACGCGCATCGTGCTCGGCCGCACGGCCGCCGGAACGCTCACGCTCACCGAAGACGAGCGCGGGCTCTACGGCGTCATCAAAATCAACACGGCGGACGGCGACGCGATGAATCTCTATGCACGTGTGCAGCGCGGCGACGTCTCGCAGTGCTCGTTCGGGTTCGACATTCTGGACGAGGAGTACATCATCAACCCCGACGGCTCGGAGCTCTGGCTGATCCGCAAGGTGAAGCTCTACGAAGTCTCGGTCGTCACGTTCCCGGCCTATGAGGAGACGAGCGTCTCCGCCCGTAGCGCCGACACCCCCGCCCGGCGCGAGCGCCGTCTCGCTGCCTGGAAAAACATCATGAAGGAGAGACTTGAAAAATGCTCAAAGTGATCATGCTCCGCAAGAAACAGGACCAGCTCGAAAAGCGCGAGGCCGAGCTTCGCTCGAAGCTCGCTGGGTACAAGCAGCGCGAGGACGAGCTCGCGCAGGCCATCGCCGACGCGACCGAGGAGGACACCTCCGACATTGAGGCGGCCGTCGCCGAGCTGGAGACCAACCAGGCCGACACGAAGGCCGAGCTCAAGAAGATCCGCGACGATCTCGACAAGGTCATCGGCGAGATCGAGGACGCCGAGAAGGCGCAGGAGGACGCTCTCGCCGGCGAGACCGGCACCGGTGACGACGGCGAGGCGCGCTCCCGCCGCCGCAGCGCCCAGCGTTTCGACACCCGCGCCGCGGCCGAGTTCCAGCGCACCGGACGCCGCACCATCAAGGATGTCCGCGGCTTCATCCGCAGCGCCGTGCTGTCGTCCAGCACCGGCGTCATCGGCCCGACCGGCGTCGGCGGCATCAACGACCCCATCGGCGGCCCCTCCGCCCTCGTTGACCTGCTCAAGCCGACCGACTGCACCGGCATGGCGGCCTACAAGGTCGCCGTCATGACCGGCGACGCCTCCTCCGCCGCTCTGACCGAGGGCAGCGCTCCCACGGAGAGCGAGCCGACGTTCGATTCCGTGACTTTCACCCCGACCCAGTACGGGACCATCGCCTACGTCTCCAAGGAGATCCGCAAGCAGTCCCCGCTGAACTACGAGGAAAAGGTCACCGAGTCCGCCCGCCGCAGCCTGCGCAAGGTGCTCACCGGCGTCGCCGTCACCGCGATCACCGGCAGCACGCTGAACGACAAGTTCGCCCTCAGCGCCGCCGCCGCTGCCACGACCGGCTCCGTCCTGTTCGACCAGAACCTTCTTTCGAACATCATCCTCGCTTACGGCGGCGATGAGGGCGTGGACGGCGCCGCGGTCCTCTTCCTCAACAAGAAGGACCTCAAGGCGTTCGCTGCCGTCCGCGGCACGAATGAGTACCTCCCGGTTTACTCCATCGTTCCCGACGCTGCCACGCCCAGCACCGGCGTCATCAAGGACAACAACGGCCTCTCCTGCCGTTATTGCATCTGCTCCGATGTTCCGGCGCTCTCCGACCTTTCTCTCACCACGACCGCCAAGAACACCATGTTCTATGGCAACCCGCAGGCGGCGGAGCTGGCGATCTGGGGCGGGTACGACGTTGAAGTCAACGACGGTTACAAGTTCGCCGAAGGCCTCCTCACGGTGCGCGGCGAAGTTTCCGCCGCCGTGGGCGTCACCGCGAAGGGCGGCTTTGTCATCGTCACCGCGAAGAAGGCCTCGGCCTGATCTCTCCCCTGCTTCTCCCCTGTGTCCGAATTGGACACAGGGGAAACCCCGTTGAAAGGAGGGCTGCCCCGTGGCTGACACCACGACCGCCTACAGCCTGATGATCGCCGATCTCGGCTACACCGGGACGGACATTCCCGCCGAGACCAAGACGCTGATGGAGGCGAAGCTCGCCGCCGCGCTCGTGCAGCTCGCGGCGAAGGGCATCACGCTCGATCTCGCCGCGCCGACGGACAACGAGCTGCTGAGCGCCTACGCCGCCTGGATGTATCGGCAGCGGGCGAGCGAATCGCCCATGCCGACGTATCTCCGCTATGCGCTCAACAACCGAATCGTGAGCGCGTCCACGGCGGCGCAGGAGGGCACCGTATGAACGTTTACGACAAGGAAGTCAAGATTTACACCCTTGACGCGGGAACGCCGCTGCAGGCCCGTCTGCGCTTCGTCTCGCGCCATCTCGGGCGCGAGGAGAGCGTGTACGCCGCCCGATTCTGGGACAGCGTGCAGGCCGGCACGCAGATCGACAAAATGATCGTCGTGCCGTTCGGCCGCATGATCCAGACCGGCATGTTCGCCGCCGTCTCCGGCGGTACGCCGATGCGCATCGAGCAGGCCCAGTACGAATACGACGCCGACGGCAACCCCGTCACGCGCCTCTCCCTGCGCCGTATGGACGACCGCTTCGAGATCGCCGCGCCGGAGGTGAAGCCATGACGCTCGAAAAGCTCATCGCACTTTTGCAGACCATCTGTCCGGAGACCTACGAGCTGGCCGCGCCGCAGGGCGTGAAACGCTGCATCGTGGCGCACACCTACACGAACGGCCGCAGCCTTTACGGCGACGATCAGAACCTTTTCGACATCGAGAAGGTGCAGCTCGACATTCTCACGCAGAAGAATTCCGACACGCTGCTGCTCGACGTGTGCGAGCTGCTGCGCGCATGGTGCATCACCTACACGCTCGAGGAGATCCACGAATACGACGACGACTGGAACGCGCTGCGGTCTATCGTCCAGCTGGAGCTGATCTGATGGCAGGATTCCACTGCAACGGTATGGATGAGCTGAACATTTCTCTTGCCCAGCTTGCCCATACGCCAGAAGAAACGCAATACTCTATGCTCGAAGCCGGCGCCGCCGCACTTGTCGAAAAATGGAAAGAGAAGCTGCAATCCATAAAGCGTTCTAATCAGTTGATCGAGAGCATCAAGACCAAGCGCAAAACCGGCGACAGCGGCCCATCCGTGCTTGTAACGCCAAATGGCACGCGCCGCAGCGAGTACCTCGGCATCCGCAAAACCAAAGCCATGGGCGGCCGGAAAAAGACCAATGCCGAGGTCGCCTATGTCTTGGAATATGGCACGCCGCGCATGGCGGCGCGTCACTGGATGGAAACGGCAAACGAGGAGGCGAGCGACGATGTCGTCGCTGCCGAGGCCGCCGTCTGGGACGAATATCTCAAATCATTGAATTTGTAAAGGATGTGAATCCATGGCAGTCAACACCAAAACCGTAAAGGTGCCGATCGGCATCCGCAAGGCGCTCTGGGCGAAGATCACCGCCGAGCCCGACGCCGCGCACCCGACCTACGACGCCACCATTCTCGATCTCGGCGCCGCCGTCAAGGGCACGCTCGCGATCACGACCGCGACTCTCTCCATTTACGGCGACGACACCGAGCAGCTGCGCGACGAGGCCTTTGTCTCCGCGCAGGTCGACGTGGAGACGACCTGCTCCGATCTCGAGCTGAACGCCTCCGTTTACGGCCACACATATTCCTCGACCGATGGCGAGGACAGCGGCAAGGACGACCACGCGCCCTATGGCGGCTACGGTTATCTTGAACCGGTCCTGCTCAAGGACAAGTCCGTTGTGTTCCGCGCCACGTTCCTCCGCCGCGTCTGCGCGATCGCGTCCTCCGAAAAATCGGACGCAGCGACCCGCGCCGACAGCATCACTGTGCAGAACAACGCGGTCTCCTTTGCCTGCTCTGCCGACGCGACCGGCTCCTGGCGAGCCCGCAAGGAGTTCACCGGCGACGGCGCGGAGGCATCCGCGCTTGCGTGGATCAAAACGCAGTTCGCTCCGACCTGACGCACGGAGGCAGCCGTCGCGGCTGCCTCCGCTTTTCATTTTGACCGAAAGGAGCCGCATATGCGCTCTGTGAAATATGACTTCCGCGGCAGCGAATACGTCCTTGCCGTCACCGCCGCTGCGCTCTTCTCGATCTATGACCAGTTCGGCACCGGCGACGTGCTGGAGACGACGAAGTGCATGGACCCCTCGCTCGACGGCTGGGAGAGCTGCTGCCATCTCGCGGCGCTGCTCTCGGAACAGGGCGCGGCGCAGCGGGAATACCTGCACCGCGCTCCCGTGCCGACGCTGGACGCGGAATTCCTCATGCGCACCGCCTCGCCGACGGACGCCGTTAACCTGCGCCGCGCGATCCGCGAGGCGTTTCGTCTCGGCTTCGCGCGCGAGATCGCCGAGGACCGGGACGAAGAAGTGAACCTCGTGCTCCTTGAGCGGGAGCGGGAGGACGCCGAAAAAAAAGCGAATCCCCCGGCGCGATTCGGGCGCAGTGGCTGGCCGTGGCGGCGCGCTGCCTCAACTTGAGCGTGCGCGAGGCGCTGCTTCTCTCGCCGGGGGAATTTTCCGACATGTTCGCCGCCGTCTCGCCGCCGAAGCGGGACGAGCCCCCCGTCTGGGCGGAAGGAGATGATTGACCGTGGCAACCAGAAAAATCGACACCGAGCTCTCGCTGACCGGCGAGAAGGAATTCAACGACCAGATGAAGGCCGTGAACAATTCGCTTAAAACCACGCGGTCGGAAATGGCCGTCGTCACGGCGGAGTTCGGCAAGAACAGCACAAAAATCAAGGCGCTCACCGCCGAGCACAAGATCCTCAAGCAAACGCTCGAAGATCAGAAGGCAAAAGAGAAGGCGCTTTCCGACCAGCTCAAGGCCGCCGAGCAGGCATACGGCAAAAACAGCGCCCAGGCGCAGAAATACCGGCAGGAGCTCAACCAGGCGCGCGCCGCGGTCATCAACACCGAGAACGCTCTGCAGGCCAACACCAAGGCGATGCTCACGCAGAACGCCGCGGCCAAGGCTCTCGGCAAAACGTTCTCCGCCGTCGCCAAGGGCGCGCTGGCTGTCACAAAGGCCACCGGCAAGCTGATCGTCGGCGGCACGGTCGGCGCTCTGGTGGCAGCCGGCGGCGCGGCCGTCGTTGCCGCCAAGGGCTTCCAGCAGCTCGGCAAGTTCGCCGTCGAGGCGGCGCAGGCCAAGGGCGACGACGGAAAGCCGCTCTATGCCCAGTACGCCCAGCTCGGAGAGAATCTTGAGGGCCTGACGACCGCCTCCGGCGCTGCCAAGGCCGCGCTCGGCTCGCTGCTGCTTCCGGCGCTCGAATCGCTCTCCACCGAGGGCACGCAGTTTCTCAACGACTTCTCCGCCGCCATGGCCGAGACTGGCGGCGACACCGAGAAAATGGGCGCCGTCGTCGGTGATTTCCTCGCCAAAGGCGTGCAGCAGATCTCCGAAAAGCTGCCGCAGTATCTCCAAATGGGCGGCGACATTATCACCGCGCTCGGCGGCGGCATCGCCGCGAATCTCGACACGATCCTCGCCAGCGCCGGACAGATCCTCCAGACGCTCACGGACGGCCTTATCTCCGCCGCGCCAGACATCGGCGCCGCCGCCGTGGACGTTGTGATGTTTCTCGGCTCATTCCTCATCGAGAACGCGCCGGAGCTTCTCTCCGCCGGGCTTGACCTTCTCAACAACGTCATCACCGGCATCACGAACGCGCTGCCGGAGCTCATCCCCGCCGCTGTGCAGATGATCTCGCAGCTGCTCATGGCGCTCGTGCAGAACGCCCCGCAGCTCGTCGCCTCCGGCCTTGAGCTGATCCTCGCTCTGGTGCAGGGCCTCATCGAGGCGCTGCCGGAGCTTATCATTGCCGCCGGAGAGGCCGTCAAGGCACTCGTGCAGGGCTTTGAGGAAAAAGCGGAGGACATCGTGAACATCGGCAAGAACGCTGTGGAAAAGATCAAGGAAGGCATCGCGCACGCCTGGGAATCGCTGAAGGCGTGGTTCAAGGGAATCTGGGACAGCCTGTTCGGCGGCCTCAACGTGGACGTCGGCGTCAGCGGAACGCCCACGGGAGGCAGCGGCGGAGGCGGGAAAACGGCCGCGCCGCTGCGCTCCGGTCTGTGGAGAGTGCCTTATGACGGATTTCCCGCCGTGCTGCACGCAAACGAGGCCGTCCTCACTTCCTCGCAGGCCGACAAGTGGCGCACCTCCCGCGGCAGCGGCGGAGGAGGCGGCGTCGTCGTCAACGTGTACGCACAAACGCTCTCCGAGGACGAGGTGGACTACCTCATTTCCCGCGTCAACCGCGAGTTTGGGGAGGCGATCTGATGCGAAAATTCTATTTTCTCAACAGCTCCGGCGAGCGCTGGCCGCTGCAGGGCGAGAAGGGCGTCTATATCACAGACCCGACCGGCCTCGGCGTCACGCTCGCGCAGACCTACGCCGATCTCCAGAACGGCTTCTTCGTCGGCGTCAGCTCGGCAAACGAGCCGCAGAGCGCCCCGCACGCGACGCTGCTCTTTGTCCGCCCGGCCTACGCGGCCTACCGCCAGCTCATCAACTGGCTCGCCGCCGCGGGCGACCTTGAGCTCGTCTACTGCCCCTACGGCACGGAGGAATTCCACCGCCGCGTGGACGTGCAGGCGATCAGCAAGGGCGAGCTGGACGAGCACGCCTTTCTCGCGTGCGAGCTCTCCCTGCTCGCGCGCTCGCCGTGGTTCAAGGCCGCGGCCACGCGGCTCGATCTCGCGTCGCAGAGCGCGGACGAGTCCTTGCGCTACGACATCGTCTACACCGAGGAGCTTATCTACGGCGAGGACGCTACTGCCTCGCTCTCCGGCACGCTGCACCCGGACGGCCACGTCCCCGCGGCGATCTCCGTCACGTTCTACGGCGGCGCGGCCTCGCCGGTCATCTCTCTCACCGGGCAGCTTACCGGCAAGCTCTACGGTGCCTGCCGCATTTCCGACACCATCGCCTCCGGTGAGACGCTGCTCTTCTCCACGGACTATCTCGACAGCTATGTTCGGAAGCTCTCCGCGTCGGGCGCGGCGACGGATCTGCTCTCCAAGATCGATCTCGACGGCGAGCCGTTCTTCCGTCTGCCGCTCACCGAGCCCTGCACGCTCACCATCGCGGCGCAGGCGGCGATCTCCGGCGCGGCGGACGTGGAGGTCTTCTATTATTACAGGAGCGTGTAGCCATGCTTTTCATCAAACGATTCTCTGACTTTGAGACCGTGGCCGCGCTCACGCCGCTCTCCAGCTCGCTGTGCATCGACTCTGCCGAGCAGGAGGGCAGCACCGTCACCGTCGTAGGAAACGGCGTGCAGCGCTCGCTGGCGGGCTCGTGGGCGGTCATCAACGGCAGAATCTACACGATTACGACCGTGACGCCGCAGGACGGCCGCACGCTGCTCGCTCTCGCCGCGCCCGGCGAGGCCTTTTCCCGCCTGCTGCCTTACACCGCGCCCGCGAGCGGCAGCGGCGGCGCGTTCGCCGCCGCGGAGCTGACGGCAAACTACATCAACCAGCCGGACAAGCAGTACGCGCTGCCCTATCTGAGCGTGTCCAATTTGGACACATCCGCCTTTCTCCCGCCGGAGACGGACGGAAACGGCCTTTACGCCATTGCGGACTATCTCCGGCTCCTGCGCCGCATGCGCGGCATCAAGCCGGTGTTCACGTTTGAGGAGGATACGCTCACCCTCACGCTCACGCCCGTCTCCAAAACCGCGCAGGCCGTCCCGTTCAACGACGGCCACTCGCAGCTCGCTTCTGTGGCCTACTCGGACAGCGGCCTTGCCAAGATCACGACGCGCCACAGCGTCGCGCGTATCGAGAGCACGGATCCGGAGACCGGCAAGGTCACCTACGTCAAGGACGATGAGGGGAAAATTGTTTACGACATCGTGACCGCCGACTTCTATCTCACCGAGAGCGGCGCGGTCGTCACGTCGCCGCCCGCGCGGCGCATCTCCGGCGCGTGGCTCACGCTGCCTGTCTCCGCCAGAGACGACCCCGCCGCGAAGGCCGCCGAGCGCTTCGCCAAGGCCGCGAGTTCCCACAAGATCGAGTTCTGGTCCGACCGGGAGTTCGCCGTGTTCGACCCCTGCACCTTCGCCGTCTACGGCGAAATTCTCACGAGTTACATCTCCTACGTCGGCACGCGCTCGACCGACGGGCGCTTCTACTACCGCAGCGGCGAGCTGCTGCTCACCGCGACCGAAAAACTGAAAGGGATGATGAAATGAGCCTCACCGGCATTACTTTCGCCAATCAGAAGATCACGCCGTCCGACGACGGCCGCCTCTACGGCGCCATGCTCGCCGACGGCATCCTCACCGGCTGCGGCATCACCTTCGCCGCCGCCACGCTCTCCGTCGCCGCGGGCAGCCTCCTCATCGGCACGCGCGAGCTGCGCACCTCCGGTGAGACGCTCTCCGTCACGGGCGCGACCTCCGGCTACGCCCGCGTCATTATCGACATTGACCTCACCCGCGCCGCCACGAAGACGAGCTTCGAGCAGGCCCAGTTCCAGATCCAGTACGCCGCCTCGCTCGACGCCTTCGCCTCGCTCGAGCAGCAGGACATCAACACCGCGGGCACGCACTACCAAGCCGTGTTCTGCGTCCTGTCTCTCGGCACGGCCGGCATCACCGGCGTCGTTTCCTCGCTTGCAAGCGCCCGCGTCGGCGTCGCCCAGCTGACGAACGAGGCGCGCTTCGGCACCGAGTTCGCCATCAGCACGCCCGGCTCAACGCCCGATCTCGCGTGGGGAAACGCCCTCGTCTGGGTGTGGGGCACATCCATGACAATCAAGCTGACCGCGGAGGTCTCGGCGCTGCTGCCGCCGAACTGGCAGACGCGGCTTTTCGCGAACGACCCGTTCACCTTCGAGTGGGAGGGCATCGGCACGCCGGTCAACGTCGCCAAGGGGCAGACGGAGAGCGCGACCGGCTCCATCGCCGTGCCGGCGAAGAAGTATATCGACCTCAAAAAGATCGATAACAACATCTGGATCTTCTCCGGCACTTACGCCGGCCATATGCGCTATGATGGGACGACGGAGCCGTCCGCCGATCTCGGCGTGGACGGCGATGAATATTTTATGTACTCCTAAGGGGTGAGCGGAATGGCATGGTCACGAACAGCGCCTGAGCTGCCGTCCGGCAGTGAGTGGACGCAGGTCGGCACAACGAGCTGGGGAAATAATAACCTGGACATCACAAGCGTCGTTTCCGTCGCGCGCCTGAACGGGAAAGGCTTTGCCGTTCAGGTCGTCGAGACGCGGCAGCATTATAGGTACAATTTCACTGATTTGTACCTCCGCTGCGACATCGGCGGCGTAACCGGCACGCCGGAGACGGGAATCAAAGGCACAAGCAGCAACGGCTCGACGACGGCCTATTTCACCGGCGAGGCCGCCGCAGGCGTGACCGTCGATGTGGTCGTCGGCTTTCAGGCGGGAATCAGCTCGTCGCTTAAAACGGTGAGCTTTACCGCCCCCGCGCCGCTCGGCGCTACGATTTATTTAAAAGTCGGCGGTGTATGGAGACCAGCGCAGGTCAAGGTCAAGGTCGGCGGCGTCTGGAAGGACGCCGTGGCAAAAATCAAGGTCGGAGGGACATGGAAATGACAGAAAAAGAATTGAGACAGAAGGTCGTATCTACTGCCGAGGCCTGGCTGGGAATGCGTGAGTACAGCGACAGGCATTACGAAATGCTCGATATCTACAACGCGCAGAGCCCGCTTCCCAGAGGCACGCGGATGCTCGCCTCTTGGCCGTGGTGCGCGGCGTTCGTGTCCACCGTGGCCCTCCAGTGCGGACTGCGCGATATCATGCCTACCGAGTGCGGCTGCCCCGGCATGGTGCGACTCTATCAGGAGCTCGGGCGCTGGGTGGAGGACGATGCTCATATCCCGTCTCCGGGCGACGTGGTCTTTTATGACTGGCAGGATACGGGGTATGGCGACAATGCCGGACAGCCCGACCACGTCGGCATAGTGGCTGCCTGTGACGGTCAGACGATGACAATCATCGAGGGCAACTGCGACAATGCCGTCAAGACGCGCGCGCTGGCCGTGAACGCCCGCTTCATCCGCGGATATGGTGTTCCCGACTACGCAAGCAAGGCGGACGGCGCAGAGCCGCAGCCAGCGCCTGAACCAGCGCCTGAACCGGCACCGGAACCGACTCCCACGCCGAAGCCGCAGCCTGAACCGGAGAAGCCCGCCGTGGAGACGACGGTTGACCCGTTCATCACGGCAAAGGCCCGCGAGGTCATCGCCGGGAAGTGGGGCAACGGGCAGGCCCGCAAAGACGCGCTCGCCGCATGGTTTACAAAGGCCGTGCAGGACGAAGTGAACCGGTTGATGGGAGGCTGACATGGAAGAAATGGAAATGGTGCGCACACTCGCGGAACTCATCGCGCTCGGGACTGCTATTGTAGTGCCGATGCTGAAACTCAACTCGAACATTGTCAAACTCACGGACGCGGTGAACGGGTTGAAAGAGGCAAACGGCAAACTGGAGAAATCCAACACGGAAGAGCACAAGCAGCTCCACGAACGCATCAACCACCGCAAAAAAGAAAATGAGGAGCTGGACGACCGCGTGACCGATCACGAAAATCGTATCAGCATTCTCGAAAGAAAATAATTTTTAGGAGGAACAGAAAAATGGAGAACATCTTCGGACTGACTACTTGCGTGGCGATCGTCGTGATCGCCTACCTCATCGGCATCGTCATCAAGAACACCGACGCGATCGACGACAAGTGGATCCCGGCGATCTGCGGCATCGTCGGCGCGCCCCTCGGCGTGCTGGCGCTGCATATCGTGCCGGACTTCCCGGCCACGGACTATCTGACGGCCGTCGCCGTCGGCATCGTGTCCGGACTCGCCGCGACCGGCGTGAACCAGGTTTTCAAGCAGCTCCGCGACAACTGAAAACGGCGTGTCCAATTTGGACACACCAAGCGAAAGAAACGCCGCGCAAGCCCGAACGGCTGCGATCCTCGCAGCCTTCTAATGTAGGACTTGCCCGGCGTTTTTCAATAGAATTGAGAGCGTTGGGGGTGTTTTGGGGGTGTCCGGCTTGCGGAACAACATCACCGAGAAAAGGAAAAAGCCTGTAACCGTTGAAGTTACAGGCTTTTTGATGGTCGGAGTGGCGAGACTTGAACTCGCGGCCTCTTGGTCCCGAA